TTACTCTTTTAGTATTTCGACTAACTTATTATATACATCAGGGTTTTGTAAGTCGTTCCAATATATCTTTTCGTACTTATATCTATCAAAAGCGTCTTTCTTTTGGTATATGATAAGTCCGTATTTGTCGCAAATGATGATGGTTTGGCTTTCTAACAGGTTTGCATAGGAACGGGCTTGTTTGAATGCTTCTTCTATTTCTTTATTGGTTTTTAGATAGTATTTTGCTTCTATGAGTATTTTCGCTTTTTCGTATCCTTTTTTGTTGTCGTAATGTAGGGCGTAATCGGGATATATTTTACTTCCTCGTCCTGCTCTTATGGGTAGTTGTCGGATATAGTTTTTGTGCTCGGTGTAGCCGATTTGGTTTAGATAATACTCTAATAGTTTTACTTCTACATCTCGCTCGTTGTGTAATTCAACTCCTTGCGGTGGTTCAGGAGCGTGTGGGGTGGGTAGGTTAGTGGTATCGAAGCCTTTGTTTCGCATTAGGTATAGGAGGCGTGTGTAATCGTCATTTGAGATTGCCCAGCCGTTTACGCCTTGAAATTTTTTGCGTATTAGTGGGTGTTTTGCGAAGTACTCATCGGCTTCTAATTCTTTTAGGGTGATATGGGGTACTTCTATTTCGTTCCCTATATAGGAATTAGCATAGTAATAGAAAAATGGGTCGATAACTCCGTCTGTTTGGGCTCTCCAAATGTGTGTAATAGCACTAATGGGAGAGGTTTCGTAATGTACTAAAATGTCGCCTCGTTTAGTTTCGGGGTTTGCTTGCCAAAATTTTTCTTCTTCTATACGTTCTTCTTCGGCGATTAATCCGCCTATAAACCACGCTTGGGTGGGTTGGGGCATTGGTGGAAGTGTTTTATCGATATAGTTGGGGGCAAAGTCGTATAAGAATGCACACAACTCGTTAGGTGTTAGATTGTTTTCTATTCTGAATTTGTAAAAGACTTCGCAAAGCTCAATATAATACATACAGCGGGCGCGATAGTCGCTCTTTTTAGGCATTTTAGGCAGCTCTATAGAAAAAGTATCTGCTATTTTATTGAGGTCGAAAAATCGGTATGTAAATAGGTATGGGAATGTATAATCATAGGCTATAGCATAGAAATAAAAGGATATTACTATATGTAGATTTAGAAAAATCTGATAGTCCTTTGGATTTATAACATAGCCTTTTTCGTTATTATCAAATATGAAATAAATGCCTTCATCTAAGCAAGTTTCAAACTCTTTTCTTACTTCTGCAAATGTTTTAAAATTAAAACAAGGATTTCTATCCAGTGAGCTATCTCCTATTTGTTCCATTATGCTTTCATAGTTCCTTTTTTCTATCCATTTTCCATAGATAGGATTATACTTATTAATAACCTTAACATCGTTCCAAAAAACGTTGTAATATTCAAAGAAATCTATGGTATTTTTGCCGTTTTCGGATTGTTTGTATAAATCCCATACGTATTTTGATAGTTTCATATTGTTTTAGTTTTTGGGTTACATTCGTTCTTTATTGAAACTTCCTTTGACGGTAAAGAAAAAGCGGATAATACTAAGAGGATACTCGCGAGGTTCGTATTTAGGGTTTTCACTTGCCAATATTACGTGATGTTCATCGGAGCCTTTTTGTACATATTTGATGTTTGTATCCCCATTGTCAAATACAACCACGTAAGGGTGTCCAAATACTATATATTGAAATTCTACGGGCTTTATACCTATCATATCTCCTGATTTGTATTTTGGATACATACTATCACCATAAACATTTATGAATATTACGTTATCTCCAAAATCAGGCAGGAATATAGGAATGCGCGTTTTTTCTTCATTAAAGGTTGATACATCAAATCCTGCTGAGGCATTGACTTCTGGGTAATAGTATCCTGTTATTCTTCCTTTTGGTATTCCGATGGCATTCTCTTGAAAATATTCTCTTGCTTCTTCTACATACTGGGTAAGCGCATACCTTTGTCTATCGGTTAATTGAGCTTCTCCCCATTGAAATTCTTTGAGGAGTTTTTGAGGAATACCTGTTTTTTCGTGTACGTCAGTAAGGGTAAGGTCATAGTTTTTACGTTCTTCCCTTAGAAATAGTGCTAATTCGTCTTCTTCTTCGTCTTCCTCTTCATCATCATCTTCTTCAGGGACTTCTTTTTGTTCCTGCTGAATGAGCATTGAACCATTGTTATTTTTTAACCATTCAGGATTTAAACCAAACTCATAAGCAAACTTTTCAAGAAAACTATCTGTTAGGTATTTTTCAAGTCCTTTTAAAGCACGTGAAATAGTTTCTTCAGACATTCCCATTTTTTTAGAAATATCTTTTTGCGTCTTTACTATTTGTTTCCCTTTTAAATGAGCAACGGCTCTATCAAGTCTGTTTTTTTTATCAATAATATTGATATTTGAATTATTTTCCATACCTTTGCGCTTTAAAAATTAAACATTTGTTGTTATGAAATTATCAGAACAAGCTCGTTTTGAACTTCGTGTTTGGTTGTCTGTGTGTGCTCGTGAATACTATGACCTTCAATATATCTATGATGAGATAAAAGATTGGAGTATTGACGACATAGAGCTGTATAAAAAAATTTCATTAGGTTGTAATGCTTACAATTATGGGTTAATGATTACTAAAACAGAACACAATAAAATAATTAGGAAAATGAACTTTATTAAAAATGGTGATAAAGTAAGATTGAAAGACTAATTTTTAAACCTAAATTCCTTTATCAATTCTGTTAGTTTAGACAAAAATCCCTCTACATTCTTAGGGGTCAGGTTGTCTTTTTCCTTATCCTGCCTTGTGTCTGGATTTCTATAGATGCTTTCTAAGGCTTTAAGTAGCATTATCTGTTGCGAGTCTCGTTTGTCTATATCACCACTATCGGTATTTTTTAATAGCTTGGAATGCTCTCGCATAGTCATTGCTATTGCTGATTTGAAAGCGTACTCTTCTTGCAGCTTACGTTCTTTTGTATATCTATCTATCAACCACCAAACTAAAAACCAAGCTGGTAGTGTTCTTAGTACATTAATAACAAAATGTACCCAGTCGGAACTATTGCTATCAAAATCTTTAAAAACAAACCAAACCCATCTAGCTGTAGATACCAAGGATACTATTACTAAAAAAGTAAAAATATTAACATTCTTCCGTATTTGATTTTTTCTTTCCTTAAAATGAGTTCCTAATGAGCCATCAGCCGCCGCTCCTATTAGGTTTTCAACTGTATCCTTTTGTGATAGTATCTTTTTTTGTAATTCTTCAGCTTCTTTAATTAGGGATAAAGACCTTGTATTTTTAGTAATCACTTCTTCAAATTGTTTTCTGTAATTCTCAATATTATCAGATATTTTTTGCTCTGAGTTAGCAATATTTGTTTTTAAAGTTTCTATAGTGTTTTTGTTAGCTTCTGATGATGATAAGTAAGAAAGAATCAAAGAATCATTATCGGTTGCACTTTTAGCTTTATCCTTAATCGTATTATAAAACTCAGAAGCTTGATTTATTTTATTATCTAAGTCATCCTTTGATTTTGAATACTCACTTAGCAAGCCTTTTAGTTGCTCATTTTCCTGATTTAATTTTGTTTGTATAAGTTGTATTTCTTCCACAATGCTATCTATATTTTCTTGTGAGAAAGATGGCTTATAAATCAGTCTTTTATCCCAACTACCAAACTGAATACAATATTCAAAAACTTTATTTACACTATCAAAAATATTTTCATTATAATCTTTCCCTATCAAACGGTCTTTTAGGTCTTTTATTATAGTAATAATATTATAAGAACCACTACTACTACTAAAATAATAATATATAGGGAGCATTATAGCTATATCTGAATATATAAGGGCTTCGAAACGTTTAATAATACTCTTATATAGTTTTTTAAACTCAATCGCATTACATTCACGAAACATTACATTTTCTAATGGAGTATTAGGAAAACGGTCTGTAATATACTTATCAAAATCAACCTTTTCTAATTCATTCAAATGTAATTTTATAGTATCTAATTCTTGTTTTGTCATACTTCATTATTTTTCTTCAAAAAACACTTCATTATAATGATTTGTTAATCAGCTAATTACAAAAATGTAACAAATTAAATATCAAAATAATTGATATAAAACTTGTAATATCAAAAAAGTTGATATATCTTTGCACTGTCAAAATGAATGAACAAATTGACAGGGCAAAAATAATAAAACTATATGAAACTAACAAGCACTGTAAGAGAAAAAGTTAATGACAATCTTGCTCATTTATCGATAGACTTATCGAAGTCGCCTAATACTGTGTATTGCTGGGCAAGAAAACGGCAATATATGTTTCTGAATAAGGTGTATTTAGAAATTCTTAAAAAATACGCAGAAACTGACAATTTGGACGATATATTCGAGTTTGAAAGTGATGAAGAAAGAGAGTTACTGCTAAAAAAATATAAAGTACTATGACAAAGCAACAGCACATACAAAGCTTAAAAAGTAAGATAAAAGAGTTAGAAGTAACAAAATTATGCCTCGAAGGCGCAATAAGAACACTTGCTAATGAGATTATCCGTACTAATGACGAGCTTGCTATTGTGGAAGGTAGCAAGCCGTCTTCTAAAAGACAAAAGAAAGTGGTTGATATATCGAAGTACGAAGCGCAATTCTTTGCTGAATGCGAACGCGCTCGACAAAACAGCTAATAAAAAAAGCGGCACTATCCCAGCACCGCCTTTAAGTTTAACAATCTAAATCTTTTAATTACAATGGCAAAATTACAACAAATGAGCGAAACTACCAAACTAAATAGCCAAATTCTTCTATGCAATGGCTATGTAACCTACGAGGGTAAGCGTTATAACGACTGCACCCCTGCTGAAAAAGAGGTGTTTAACATTGTTATTGGCGATGTGAAGCCTATAGACGACGAACTTAACGCCTTAATACAAGGGCTAACAGCCCCCTTATTACTTCAATATACTATGAATGAAGAAGAACTTATTAAACCTGCGATTTTTGAACAATTGAAAGGGGCATTGCGCCCAGAGAATGATAACGACCACGAGGGGTGGTGGCACTTACGCGCTAATTGTGGTTGCTACACTATGCGCTTATCGGGCTGCTATGACAGGGGCATTTTAAACGTTGAAGCTGAAGTGTATAAATCGGTGGGCAATCACCCTGTATATTACGACCTTACTAATGCTCAATGGCTTGACGTACAAGAAATCCTTGAGGCTGAATATGAGCGGCTGGTAGAAGATAGTGAAGAGTGTGAGCGCAATCACTACTACGAAGAGTTATCACACGATAATCGCGATTTTATTTAACCTTTAAAATCTAATAACTATGAAAGAACGAGTAACAACCTTAGAATTGGGCAAGTGCTACAGAGTGTACCACAACAACGATGTATTACACCTTATTAGGGTTAATGAAGAGCATACATCTTTAATCCCTAACAGACCGCCCGTATATATGGTAGCAGAGATATGGGGTGATAACACCATAAATACTAACACATATCACTCAGTAACAGAAGGCAGCACTTATACAGAGATAACACAAGAGCAGTTTAAGGCTGTGTTAAACTCAATGATACACAGAGTATCTAATTACATAAGTACGATGAATTAAACCTTAAACACTTATACAAATGAATGAACAATTAATAACACTGAAGCAACCCCCTGTTATTGTTTATGAGAAAATAAAAGCAGTAGGGCAACAAATTGAGGCGAAAATTGCTGAATTGAACCTCGACAATCAGTTAGTAACTGAAGACACGCTAAAGAGTGCTAAAAACACCCGCACTGTATTGCGCAAAGAACTTGATGATTTTGAAACACAACGCAAGTATATTAAAGAGCAGGTAAATGAACCTTACGAAGCCTTTGAAAAAGCGTACAAAGAGCATATAAAAGTACATTACGATAAGGCTGATAGTACGCTGAAATCGAAAATAGACGAGGTGCAAAATCGCTTGATAAGTGACAAAAGCGCACGTATCAAAGAGTATTTCACTGAATTGTGCCAGCAGCAAGGTATTGACTTCCTCATCTTTGAACGCTTGCCTCTGAATATTACGCTATCGGCTTCAGATAAGAGCCTTAAAGAGCAAGTGGCAGGATTTGTAAGCGAGGTATCAAAAAGCATTCAAGTGATTGAAAGTTTTAATGAACCTAATGAGTTTAAGGCTGAAATACTAACCGACTACAAGCAGACGCTTGATATTACAAGGGCGATACAGAATGCACAATACCGCAGGCAACAATGTGAGGCTGAATTAGCGCGTATCGAGGCGCAACGAGTAGCAGCAGAGCAAGCAAGGTTAGCCGCTGAAGCAAGGGCGAGAGAAGTTGCTCCTTTGCAAGCACCTGCACAAGTAATTAATGAGGCGCAACCAGCAGCACCTTTGCAACCTGAACCAGTGCAAGAGGCTACACAAGCAGTACAAGATTATGATAATGAGATTGTACAATCCACTTTCACAGTGATAGGCACAAGGGCACAACTTAGAGCGTTACGCCAATTCTTAGATAATAATAAAATTCAATACCAATAACACAATGGAAACACCAGTATTACAAAAACAATCATTAGCGAACTTCCTTAACAAGTCCGATAAATTCTTAGAGCAAACATTAGGCGCAAAAAAGAGCGAATTTGTATCAAACTTATTAGCCCTATCAGATAGCAACAAAGAACTATCACAATGCGAACCTGCAGACCTTATGAAGTGTGCGATGAACGCAACTGCACTGAATTTGACACTAAATAAGAACTTAGGGCACGCATACGTAATTCCTTACTTTGATAGACAATCAAATAGAGTTATACCTCAATTTCAGATTGGTTATTTAGGTTTTGTTCAGCTGGCTATACGTAGTGGTCTATTCAAAACGATTAATACCTGCGAAATTCGTGAAGGCGAAATAAGACGCAACAAGGTAACGGGACATATTGATTTTTTAGGCGAAAACCCGAGTGGTGCTGTTATAGGTTACCTTGCTTACATTGAGTTGCTAAATGGCTTTCAGCAATCTTTTTTTATGACTGTTGAACAGTTACAAGTGCACGCATCTAAATACTCAAAAACATTCGCAAAAACAAACAGAGGGCTTTGGAAAGACGAGTTTGATATTATGGCAAAAAAGACAGTACTCAAGCTTCTTTTAAAACGTTTTGGGGCACTTTCTGTCGAAATACAAAATGCTATAGTAAAAGACCAAACTGACAGCAATGGGCAGTACGTTGATAACCCTCAAGGGCGTACGGTGATAGATGCAGAGGTAGTTGAGCAAAATGAGCCTACAGAGCCTCAAGCAGTGCCACCTATAGCGCAACCAGCAGCAGGTGCACCAGCCCCAAAGCAAGTAGATTTTAAAAACCTATAGCCTATGAAAACGCATTACTTTACATTAGGACAATCGCACGTATATCGTTTTAATGGGCAAACATTAGACCACGATTGCGTGATTAAGATAACAGCCGAAAACCCAAGAGATGTAATGGTTGAGCATTTTGGCTTAAAGTGGGCTTTTGAATATGAAAAATGCCCTGAAATGAAGTACTTCCCACGAGGTATTTATAACTTAACAACTAACGAATGGGAATGATACCTACAAGAGTAATTAATTCAGGTAGCGAGGGTAACGCTGTGATTTATAACAAGGCAATAATGGTAGATTGCGGCGTTACTCTCAAAGCCTTAGAAGCAGTAAAACGTTCCTTGAAAATTGTGCTCCTCACACACCAGCACGGCGACCATTTAAAGTTGCGAACCTTACAACGATTACAAGCCGAGCGACCTACATTGCGCATTGCTTGTGCTGATTTTCTCTTAGAGAGGTTGGAGGGGCTCACTAATATTGATGTATTAGAAGTAGGTAAGTTATACGATTATGGGGCGTTTAAAGTATCGCCAGTGAAGCTCTATCACGATGTACCGAATGTAGGTTGGCGGATATTCCTCAATAGTGGGCAAAAGATATTCCACGCTACCGATACAGCACATTTGGATGGTATCAGTGCCAAAGGTTACGACCTCTATGCTATTGAGCATAATTACTGCGAGGAGTACATACAGCAGGCAATAGAGGAAGCGCGAGCCAACGGCGAATATACACACGCTTACGGCAATATCAATACGCACCTAAGCATACAGCAGGCACGTGCGTTTATTGAGGCAAATAGAAAGGAAAGCAGCGAGGTTTTAGAACTGCATAAAAGTAGAAGTTTTTATAAGTAAAATTGAAAAGAAATGAAAACAATATTTAAAGTAGGAATGGAAGTTTACGATAGTGTAAATTATCCAAATGAGAAAGGAGAGGTGATTGAAGTGGAAAGCAAAATACCATATACACCAAGACCTATTCAAGTTAAATTTCAAAGTAATATTGAAGAATACACACTAGACGGTCGTATAGGTACATTTAATCAAGTTCCAACATTATCAACATCTCCATATACTTTTCAAGGGTTTGAACAAAAAGCATCTGTACCAACGTATGAGGAAGTCCTCAAAGAAGCACGTAGTAAAGGTGATTATTACTATTTACCAGACAGTTTAGAAGTTCCAAGTGAGGAACTTGTTGATGCAACAATTGCACTTTTAAAACTCTTATTTCTTAGAGACTATTACAATGAGGGTTGGCTACCTAATTGGAGTGATGATTCCTATAAGGAAATACTTTGTTTTGAAACAGATTTTCACAGCAAAAAAGATTTCAAATACAGATTTTATGCAAGTAAAAATCAACCTCGTGTTTTAGCTTTTAAAAATTCTGAAATAAGGGCTAAATTTCTCGAAGAACAAAAAGAACTATTAGAAATCGCAAAACCTTTATTATAACTATGGAAATACAAGGACGAATTAAACAAATATTCGCTACTGAAACAGTAGGGCAAAACGGCTTTCAGAAGCGTGATGTAGTTATCACAACCGATGGGCAATATCCACAAGATATTATCATTCAATTTGCACAAGGCAATTGCGCTCTGTTGGACAACTTGCAAGTAGGGCAAATGGTTAAGATACATTTTAACCTGCAAGGGCGTGAATGGACAAGTCCGCAAGGCGAGGTTAAGTACTTCAATACGGTTGTTGGTTGGAAAATTGAGGTTGTACAACCTATGCAACAGTATCAGCCGCCTATGCAATATCAGCAAGCTCCACAAGGGTACGTACAGCAACCGCAATATGCGCAACCTGCCTACCCTCCACAAGGGCAACCGCAATATCAGCAGGGGCAAATGTTTAACCAGTACGGACAAGCACCTTCGCAAGGGGACGGCATACCGTATTAAGGAAAATAAAAGCAAGTATCAATTGGGATAGTAGCAGGTTCGAGTCCTGCCTTGCTTTCAAAATAAAGACAAAATGAAAAATTTAAATTTAAAAGAAGTAAAAGAGTGCTTTGATTTGTACAAAGTTGCTTTTAACAAAAAACCTTATATCAGTAATCTTGCTAATGAGCTACGTATTAAGACGACTGAATTGATGAAGTTCATAGTTGAAAACGATAAACATTTTGTTTTATATCAAAATGATAAAGGTACTTATATTTCACAAGTGTATGTCGAGTTGAAAGATAGAGAAGGTACGAATGAATATGTTGAGTACAAT